CCACGCGGCCGAGCGTCCCGGACACGCCCGCCCCGTCCGAGAAGTCCGATCCGAGCTCGTGGTAGAGGAACCGGGCGCCGAACCGCTTGCGGTAGCTGTCGCCGCGCCCCGGGATCGTGACGGTGGAGTAGCCAGAGACGCCCACGGCCTCCACCTGGAGGGCCTCGGGGTTGATCCCGCTCGCCCGAAGGACCGCGTCCGCGTCTTTCAGCTTGAGGACCGATCCGCGCTTGTGCGCCCGGTAGCCGGATCCGAGGACGTTCCAGGCCGCCCGGTTGTGCGTCATCAAGGCCTGGGCCTCGGCCGTGGGGGCCGCCGCGAGGTCCTGGATCCCGAGGTCGCGGAGGAGCGCCAGGAGCTCGGCCTGGGCCTCCTTCGGGTCCGTGGCCTTGATCCTGATCCTGATCCGCCCCTCCGTGGAGAGGTACGCGCTCGTGTGCTTCCGCCCGATCGTCCCGTTGAAGTCCACGGAGAAGCGGGGGGTATCGACCCACCGGCCGGACCCGAGGAACGGATCCACCTTCGAGCCGTCGAACGTCGCGACCGCGCCGCGCCCCTTCCCGAGCCTCCGCCACGACCGGAACTCCTGGCCCGAGGTCGCGCCCGGCCGAGCCGCCAGCGCCTCCAGGCGGGCGGACACCTCGGGGAAGGAGGTCGAATCCAGGACGGCGCCGAGCTCGAAGCCGTCCTCGGCCACCTTCCCGGCCTTCTTGAGCTGGTACCGCGTGACGCGGATCGCCTGGTCTCGCACGATCCTGTGGTCGCCCGCGACCGGGATCGGCCCGAGCTCCAGGCCGGGGGCCAGGCGCTCGAGGTCCAGGCCGGGGGCGACCCAGCCCGGGGGCGGGATCTCGCCGCGCGCGATCCGCGCCTGGAGCTCGGCCGCGAGCTTCGCGCGCTTCGCCGCCGCCTCGGCCTGGCGGATCGCCTCGGCCGCCCGCTCCTTCGCCTCCTGGACGAGCTGGACCCGGACCCGCTTGGCCTCCTCCCCGAGCCACGCCGCGCGCGCCTGGAGGACGCCCCGGAGCTCCGCCGCCGCCTGGCCCTGGAGGCCGCCGAGGGAGATCGCCGCGTCGATCTCGGCCACGTCCAGGCCCGCGATCCGTTCCATCATGGGGATCAGGAGGGACCGATCGCCGGAGGCCTTCGCGTAGGCCGTGGCCGCGCGCTGGGCCGTGGTCGGGTTCAGGAACGCCTCGAGCTCGGAGACCTTCCCGGCCGCCCAGGCCCCCGGGGGCTTCTTCGCGCCCTGGAAACGGAAGTCGAACACGGAGCGGAACCCGAGCCGGAGCACGCCGCCGCCCTGGCCCGGGATCGCGTCCGCCCGCTGGGCGACGTGGACGTCGCCGGTCCCGAAGGTGTTCCAGGAGCCGATCCAGGCGTCGGCGGGCATGGCGCGCGCCAGCTCGTCCCCGTGCGCGCTCGCGAGGTCGGCCACGTCGGTGACCTTCTTCCAGGCCTGGCGGTGGCGGATCGCGCTCGTGATCTTCCCGTCCACCTGGACCAGCCGGACGTCCGGGACCTCCACGCCCAGGCGACGGAGGAGAGAGGAGGCCACGACGCCCGCGCGCGCCTGGTCCTCGGCCAGGCCCTCGGCCACGATCCAGATCGAGCCGTCCACGGCGTCCCGGTAGGCCGCCCCGAGCTCCGAGGAGACCTCGGCGGGGAGACCGGCGGAGCTCTTCGAGAGGCGCGCCCCGAGCTCGGCCGGGGAGAGGAACGGAGCGGGCCGGGGGTCCATCCCCACGACCTTCGCCGGGGGGTAGCCCTTGAGCGTCCCCGCGAACCGCTCCCGCGTGGCCTTCCCGAAGGCCTCGGAGCCCTTCGCCCACCCCGCCGCCTGGCGGAGCTCCTCCAGGTCGTCCGCCACGAGCTGGAGGGGGCCGGGCTTCTTCCCGGTCCCCCAGAGGGCCGCGATCTCCCCCGGGCCGTAGCCGTTCGCCTCGAGCGCCGAGGCCCAGGCCTTCGGGTCCGGGTCCGCGACGATCAGGGTCCCGGGGTGCCAGTCGTAGCCGGGGTGGGCCTCCAGGACGCCGATCGGGACCTCGGCCACGGTGGGCGCCAGCTCGGGCGCCGCCACGACGGGGACGGGGATCGGGGTCGTGACGACCGGGGCGACCGTGGGGGGAGGCGGGAGCGGCGGGACCTTCGGAGCCTTGAGGACCCAGGGCCAGGGGACCCGATCCTCCGCGAGGAGATCCGCGATCGCGTCGATCATGGCCTGATCGTCGCCCTTCTTCGCCACGCCCTCCAGGTAGAGGAGGATCTCGATCTTCTCCTGGCGGTTCTTCGCGGTCCCGAGGAGGCCGCCGAGGGCGTTCCCGCCCACGTCCTCCGCGAGGGAGACCGCCGCCGTCTCGGCCCACTCCCCCTTCTGGCCGTAGAAGGCCGAGCGGTACCAGGCCGCCAGGCTGGAGGGGGCCTCCTCCTTCCAGGCGAACCAGGCGGTGGCGCCCTTGTCTCCCAGGGCCTCGGCCGGTGGGAGCCAGGCCAGGTCGGGGAGCTCCACGGGGACCGCCGGGGGGTAGGCCGCCGCGATCTTCGTCAGGGCCTCCCGATCGGCCGCCGCGTAGAGCTCGTAGAGCTCGTCCAGCGCCGGATCGGTGTAGCCGGTGATCTTCTTGATCGTGGCCTTCGGGAGCGCCTCGATCGCGGTCAGCTCCTCGTTCGTGTAGCCCTGGGCGCGGAGGAGGGCGCGCCAGGCGCGCCGGGCTTCCATCGTGGAGGCGTGCTCCCCCGGCAACGGAGCGATCGACGCCGGGAGCTTCGGGCTCCACGGCGGAGGGGCCAGGGGTGCTGGGACGTGATCCACGACCTGGGCGGGGGCGGGCTTGGCCTTGCCGCCGGGCTTCGGGCCGGGCTTCGGGGGCTTGTAGGCCTCGGGCTCCACGTCCCCGAGCGGGTCCACGCCGTCCGAGTCGAGCGGGTGCCAGACGCGGACGGCGATCGAGGATCGACAATGGAAATGGAGCGGAGGCCAGGCGATCCCGGCCGCCTGGAGCTCGCCGGGCTTCTTCCGGTAGGGGCCGACCTGGCCGGGGTCCCGCGCCCCGTCCGCGTCCCGGAGGCCTCCGCCCTTCCAGAGGGCCGCGCCCTCGGGCGTGAGGAGCTCGTGGGGGCGGGGCCAGGGGCTCGCCTCCTTCCAGCTCTCCGGGTCCTGGAGGGTCAGGAGCTTGTCCCGAAGGGCCACGGCGCCCGAGACGGTCCAGACCGTCCCGTTCAAGCATCGGCAGACGTCCGAGGTCACCTCGTCGTCGGGGTTGACGAACTCGTACCGCTTGCCGCCGTTCGAGCGGAGGGCCTCCACGGCGCCGAAGCTCCGCGCCCTCGTGGCGACGGTGGCCGCCAGGCCGGTCCAGTAGGCCTCGCCCTTCTGGATCTCGTTCCCGAAGGCCAGGGCCAGGCGCCGCCCGGCCTCCACGCGCCCGAGGCCCTGGGTCAGCGTCGTGTCCTTCACGATCTCCAGGAGCTTGGCCTGGTCCAGGGTCTCCCCGTACCGCTTGCCGATCCAGTAGATCCCCGAGCCGTGGAGGCCGTGGAGGGCGTCCCGGTCGGCGGTGGAGAAGTCCACGGAGAAGCCGAGGGGCTCCGCGATCTCCTTCTTCCCGAGGCGGTACGCCACGGCCAGGAGGCGCCCGAGCTCCGCGCGATCGGTGTCGTCCAGGGGGCCGAAGTCCCCGATCGCCTGGAGCTCCGCGCCGAGCTCCTGGACCCGCTTCTTCCCCTTCGTCCACTTGGTCACGGCGGGGTCGGCGGAGCTCGTGATCTCCGCCAGGTCGTCCACGGCCTGGCCGATCGGCGGGATCGCCTTCGAGCTCCACGCCCGGAGGAGGAGGTCCCGGATCGAGGAGGCGGTCAGGTCGTAGGACGGCGGGGAGGCCTTGATCCGAAGGATCCGGCACGTCGCCCCGTGGATCGCGTCCGCCGCGTCCAGGAGCTCACGCCCGCGCGCGTCCGGGTGCGCCTTGCGAGCGCGGACGAGGACGCCCGATGCGTGCGCCCGGGCCTCCGTCTCCGTCGCGCCCTCCTTCCGCGCCAGGCCGTAGGCCCGACGCCAGGCGGGGACCTCGTGGGCGGGGAGGCCTCCCGGGGGCTTGCCGCGCATCCGTCACCCGTACCAGGCTTCGGAGGCCTCGGCGGTGGCCTCCTCCCGCTTCTGGGCCAGCTCGCGCACGAAGGCCAGGGCCGCCTTCACGGCCTGGGCCTGGTCCTTCGTCACGCCCGGCGGGGGCTTCTTCCCGCCCCCGCCCGGGGGGCCGTCCTGGCCGCCCGCCAGGGCGTCCGCCTGGGCCTGGGCCGCCGCGTCCGCCGTGGCCTGGGCCTGGGCCGCCTGCTCTTCCCAGGCGCCCGCGAGCTCGCCAAGGGCCTTGTTCGGGTCGGCCTTCGCCTTCACGAGCTCCAGGACGAGCGAGAGCGGGCGATCGCCCCAGGGCTCGGAGACCGGATCCACGTCCTGGCCGGTGAGGTCGTTCCAGAAGCGGATCAGGGCGTTCGGGCTCACGCCGCCGCCCTCCACGAAGGCGCCGATCGCGTTCGCGATCTCCGTGTCGTCGGTCGTGGAGGCGCCGCCCAGGGCGAGCTTCCAGCGGTTGATCCCCATGCTCGGGAGGATCTCGTGGTTCAGCCGGGTCTCCCAGCGGAGACGGCGGATCGGCCGGATCACCTGTTCCTCGGCCGTCGCGCGCGCTCCGTTCACGGCCGCGCGCGAGAAGTCGTCCGAGCCGCCCCAGTAGACCGGGGGGAGCCGGAAGAGGCGCGCCAGGCGCCGCGCGCTCTCGTCCATCAGGTTCCCCTCGCCCTGGTAGAGCCCCGCCGGGATCTCGTAGGCCAGGTCCTCCAGGGCGATCCGGGCCGGAGCTCCGGCGGTCTCCTCCGCGAAGGCGCCGCCGTCCGCCTTCTCCGCCTCGAGCGCGATCAGCGTCCAGGCGTTCCCCTTCCCGCGCGCGAGCTGATCGATCTGGCCGATCGCCTTCTTCAGGCTGGCCTCCTTCCAGGAGCCGCCCGCGACCATCGCCAGCTTGGCCCCGATCGGCGCGTCCAGGAACCAGGAGACCACGAGGTCCGCCGTCTCCCTCTCCAGGCGGGCGTGAGCGGAGCCGCCGATCCAGCGGGGGACGCCGTAGGACGTGTGGGGGGAGTAGATCGCGAAGAAGGCGATCTCCGTGGCCTGGAGGTCCTCGGGGAACGTGGCCGCCTTGTCCTCGGGGACCACGAGACCAGAGGACCGATCGATCATTCGTGGGTCCCCGAACTCCTTGAAGAAGGCCGCCCGGCCGTCCACGAGCTGGACGAACGTCGAGAACCGCCGGTAGCGGGGGACCTTCACGAGGTCGCCCGTACCGGGGTGGACGATCGGCACGTCCACGAGGATCGGCGGGAGGGTGCGGCCGCGCCGGACCTGGTAGCCCCGGACGTGCTCGAAGGCCGCGACCGTCCCGGTCCCGTCCCGGAGGACCTCCACGGCGCCCCAGCCGATCGTCTCCGTGTCGCGGTCCACCCGATCGATCACGCCCTCCAGGCCGAGGGGCACGGAGCACGCCACGAGGAACCGCTGCAGGGCCTCTCGCTGGGCGGCCGCGTCCGAAGGCTCGGGGAGGGGCTGGCCCTTCTCGTCCCGCGTGGGGAAGGTCGGGAGGACCTGGACGCCGAACCCGGAGACGTTCGTGGCGATCGTGTCGATCAGGTATCGGAGGGTCGGGCTCTCCTCCACGGTGCAGACGAGGACCCAGGGATCATAGGGGGGCGCCACGACCGCGCCGGAGCCGATCAGGCCGTCCCAGGTGTCGGTCCCGTCGTGGGAGAGCTGGCGGGAGGCCGCCACGGGCTGGAGGCGCTCGCCCTTCACGGGCGCGGGGGGGCGGACGCCCACGTCCCGGATCGGCTTGCCGTCCTCGCCCGCCAGCGGGTCCGCGACGACGGCCTTGGAGCTGGAGCGGCGATCGTTCACGGGGTCCCCCAGGACGTGGGCCAGCGGTAGCCGATCAGGTCGGCCCGGGCGAACGTGGAGACCGTCACGCCGTCGCCCTGGTTCCCGCCGAGGACGGCCACGCCGCGCGCGGTCTCCGCGAGGAGGATCGCGACGTGGCCCGGGGTCGGGTTCTTCGGGTCCCAGGGGACGCGCGGGCCGTTGCCCCGGTGGAACACGGCGATCGCGCCCAGGCGCGCGGGGGAGGCCTCGCCCCAGGCTTCGTAGGACCGGGCCGCCGCCAGGCCCGAGCCCTTGATCCCCACCTGGCGGAGGACCCACCCGACGAAGGAGGCGCACCAGGGGTCCTCGTCCTCGTCCAGGTAGGACCGCTTCGGGTCGATCGTCCCGTGGTACTCCATGATCCGGGGGTTCTCCCCGCCCTTGACCTCCCGGACGCCGAGCTCCCCGAAGGCCACGGGGAGCCACGGGGGGACGGCCGGGCCGGTGTTCATGGTCGGGAGCGTGGGGAAGGGCCGGTAGGCCTCGGCCTCGGCCTCGGGGACGAGGACGAACCGGCCGGGGCCGAGCTGGCCCCCGAGCTCGAGGACGGGGCGGGAGGTCATGGCGGGAGCTCCTCGGTCCAGCCGCCGGGCCGGACCCGCTGGGGGAACGTGCCGTAGTATGCCCCGGGCGGCTCGCCGATCCTCCGGCGCCGCGTCCGGTCTCGGAAGGCTTGCCAGCGCCGGATCGTAAGGACCGCGAGCCAGAGGGCCATTACCGTGTCGTCGTGAGCGGCGAACCCGAGGCGGTGGAGCTCGTCCACGAGCACGGCGCGAGCCGCGCGCTCCTTCGCGGTCGCCGCGCAGAGGTCGATCCGCCCGAGCTCGAAGATCGAGGCCAGGCCGGGGACGCCCTCGAACGGGTCGGCCTTCTCCTTCCCGGTCGTGTGCCCTCGGATCGGGAGGTCTGGGTTCTCGTCCCGGAGGTCGCGGATCAGGTAGCTTTGCGCCTGGTTCGCCTCCACGATCACGACGTCGGGCCGGATCGCGTCGTACTCCAGGACGATCCGCGCTCGGATCTCGGCCGGGCTCATGCCCCGGCGCCGGTAGAACCGGCGGAACTCTAGGCGATCGGTCGCCGTCAGGGCGACGGAGATCCCGGCCGTGTAGTCCGTGTCGCGGATCGCCGCCTTCTTCTCGTCGTCCACGATCGAGAGGTCCCAGGCGGTCACCACGACCTGGAAGGCGGCCGGGTTGGGGGACCGCTCCAGGATCTCCGCGACGTCCCAGGTCCCCGTCACCAGGTCCCACGGGAGGCGCGCGGTCGGCCGGTAGAGGAACGGGCGCCCGTCGCCGCGAGCCTCGGCCAGCTTGAGCCAGGCCGAGGGGAAGAGGGCGTGGCCGTCGTCTACGGGCTGGTTCAGGAACTCCTGGGCGAACGCCAGGGGGCCGATCTTCCGCCTGGCCTTCTCCAGGCGGGCCGCGTCCCAGAACTCGGGCCAGAGGATCCGCGAGCCCTCCTGGTCCGGGTGGCCGAGCTCGTCCGTCCGGGCCGCGTACCGCCGCTTGAGCCAGTCCGCGCTCTCCTCCCGCTTCGTGTCCAGGAGCCGCGCGAGAACGGCGTCGTCGTGGAGGATGGTTCCGACCACGATCGCCAGGACCTCGCCCGCCAGGCCGGTCGGGAGGAGGGCGCGGAGGAGCCAGCGGTGGAGGTTCTCCCGGAGCTCGGGATTCCTCACGTCCTGATCGTTCTCCAGGTCGTCCACGAGGATCAGGTTCGGCCGCCGCCCGCGCTTGAGGAGGCCGCGCACCGTCCCGCCCGCGCCGACCGCCTTCACGCGGGCGCCCTCGTTCGTCTCGAAATCGGCCTGGGTCCAGCGGGTGGAGCCGGTGAAGAGGTCGCCGTAGTCCCGCCGGATCGCTTCGTTCGTCTCCAGCTCGTCCCGCACGTCCAGGACGCGATCGCGAGCTCCGGGGAAGGAGTCCTGGCAGACGACCACGAAGGGCGCGCGCCCCCGGAAATGGGGGAGCCTCCGCCATTCGCAGAGGACGTAGAGGATCAGGCCGAACACGAGGGTGGACGTTTTCCCGTGGCCGCGCGGGTAGGCATAGGCCGCCGCGTCCCAGGCATGGCCCTCGATCTCCAGGCCGTTCAGGAGGGCGATCAGGTCCCGATGGATCCCCCGGTGGAAGGCCCCGTGGTTCGCGGTGAACACGTCGGGGAGGTACCGCCGGAGCCAGATCCCGAAGTCCAGCGGCGCCCGGTCGCGCTCCGCGAGCTCCAGGGCGATCGCCTCCTCCTCGAGCTGGGCGCGCTCCTCCGGCGAGAGCTCCACGAGCTCCAGGGCTGGGCCGGTGGCCTGGGCGGCCGCGAGAGCTCCGAACGGCACGGGTCATCCCTCCTCGTCCGGGGTCGCGTCGATCACGTCCGCCGCGCGCGCCTCGAGGAGGGCGCGCCGCTCGCGCACGAAGGCCAGGAGCTCGCGATCGTCCATCGATCGGACGCGGGTCGCCACGAGGAGGACGCGATCGGTCTCGTCCCGGACGGAGCCGGGGATCACGGCCTGGGCCGCGTTGACCGTGATCGCCGGGCCGCTCTCGGGCTCGCGCCACCTGGCCGAGCGGAGGGCCGCCAGGCGGAGGAGGAGGGCCTCGGCCGCGAGGGCCTCCCGGTACTTGCCCTTCCCGGCCGCCTGGACGGCGATCCGGGTCACGCGCTCGCGGATCGCGTAGACCTCGCGGTCGGTCACCTCGGGGTCGTCCAGGATGCGCCGCCAGTCCTCCCCGAGCTTCTGGAGGTCCAGGCGGACGATCCGGGCCTGGGCCTTGATCGTCTCGCCCTTGTAGACCTGGCCCGCCTCCAGGAGCTCCACGATCTCGGCCTCGGAGATCCCCGAGATCAGGAGCTCCTTCACGAGCTCCCGGCGCTTCCTCGCGGTGGCGGTCTCGCCCCCTCGCTTCGTTCCGGCCCGGTGCTTCCCCATGCTCCCCTCACGTCACGGCCTGGGCCGGTGTCCACCCGAAGCCCTGGAAGGTCCCGACCCGATCGTAGACCGCCCACGCCGGGCCGGTGTCCGTCGTGACGGGGAGAAGGAGGCGCCCCGAGGAGCTCCCGGCCACGCCCGGGAGGCGCCGCCGCCAGGTCCAGCCGTAGGCCACGAAGAGCGGCACCCAGAAGCCGCCCGCCTGGCGCTGGGGCTTCCCGCACGGGGAGAGGCGCACGCGCGCGGGGACGCCCGCCAGGCGCTCCACGGGGAGCCCGAGCGCGGGGTAGCCCCACCGCTCGGCCAGGCCCCCGTCGCGTTGCCAGGCCTCCAGGACGGGGCCAGCCCGCCAGCCCTCCCGGTGCGCCAGGGCGAGCCCGTGGGCCTCCAGGTAGGCCAGGGCGCGCGCGAGCTCCTCCGCGTCCACGAGCTCCGCGCCAGGCTCGAACGTCTGGACGTTCCGCCAGGCCTGGGCCGGGAGCACGGGGCCAGCGTGCGAGAGCCGGAGGAGGGCGAGGGCCTCCACCAGGCGGACCTCCACCGTCCGGGGCGCCTGGACGGCCAGGCGGAGGCCACGGCACGCCCAGGGCCTCGGGCCGAGGTCCTGGAGCTCCTCGAGCTCGGAGCTCACAAGGCCCCCGGGCCGGGGTCGATCCCGAGGTCGCGCGCGAAGAGGCCCCACCGCTTGCGGATCACGTCGCACCAGCCCGGGCTCCGCTCGGAGAGGCGCGCGCGGAGGCCGAGGCGCTCGGCCGCGATCATCGTGGAGCCCGAGCCCGCGAAGAGGTCCAGGACGACCTCCCCGGGGCGCACGGCGGGGCGCATGATCTCCGCGATCAGGTCCACCGGCTTCTGGGCGTTGTGGACCCGCTCGGCGCCGCCCACGCGGTTCGCCTGGAAGGTGGCC